GTGAATACATATAGGCCCTCCCCCAAATTTTATAAGATTTTTAAAAAACCCGAACAAATTTTATAAGATTTTTAAAAAGGAGAGCTAATGTTGATTAACAATATTAAGATTACCAACCTACCACGCGACGGCAACTGCCTCCGGTTTTCGAAGAAGTTGAATGAAGCCGAGGTGGAATACTACACGAAGATTCTGCGGACTGACGCCGAGAGTGTTAAAGAAAGGTATGGGTTTAAGGAATACCAAATATTCAACGTGTTTATTGATAGCGGTTCGATGATGGATGATGATAAAGATCCAAGGTTCACTCATATTTTAGGGTGGCATCTTCCGGACACAGCTGCTCCTGTTTCGGCGGAATCCGGGAAGAAGGAGCTTTGAGTAAAAGGCGCAAGCACAAATGATGGCTGAAACACCTGAAGCAACAACGATAGCCCCTTCTGCTGAAACCTCGGCAGAGGAGGTTATTGTTTCACCAAAAGAATCCGGCCCTATCAAGTACCCCAAAGACTACGAGGGCAACGTAGACTACCGCCTCCGCATGTTGTTGAAGCTTACCAACAACAAGAAGATGCAAATGATTGTAACCGACTTGTGCAAGGAAGACATCTTGTGGTGGTGTAACAGTTTTCTGGCCACCTACAATCCCCGCAAGAACCCATCAAACATCCCCTTCATCACTTATGACTACGAAGATAAGCTTATCCTAGACTTGGTGGATTCCATTAGAAACCAAAAGGACATTCTGATTGAGAAGTCCCGTGACATGGGTGTCACATGGTGTGTGCTCATGGTCTTCACCTGGTTCTGGCAGTTTCATGGAGAAGGGTATGATTTCCTCGTTGGCTCCCGTAAAGAGCAATACATCGACGGTATCGGGAACATGGATACTCTGATGGAGAAGGTGCGCTTCCTGATACGCAACCAACCCAAGTGGATGCGACCTCAAGGATTCAAGTGGGAGTCCGACTCCAACTACATGAAGATCATCAATCCCCACTCGAAGGCGACGATTACCGGAGAAGCGACGAATAACAACTTTTCCCGTTCAGGAAGACGTCGTGCCGTCTTCTTTGATGAGTTCGCCTTTTGGGAGTGCGATTCAAACGCATGGAGGGCTTCTGCCGATGCTACCAACTGTCGTATTGTCGTGAGCACGCCATGTGGATTCAACAACCAGTTTGCGAAGCTGAGACACTCTGGTTCCATTCCAGTCAAAACCCTTCATTGGACTCTCCACCCCGAAAAGGACAAAGCGTGGTACGAGAATGAGTGTAAGCGTAGAAACAACGATGCGGTAGAAATCGCACAGGAGCTTGATATCAACTATGAAGGGTCGGAAGAAGGCGTGTTGTTCGAGTTCGCGGAACTCAAGAAGGCGGTATCCAATGAACCACTACTCTCCCCTGACCGAATCGTTATCTCGCTTGACCCTGCCGGAGAGGGAGAGGACGAGGCTGTGTTCTATGTTTCAAACAATGGGCAGATCATTGAACGGAAGTTCATAGCGAAGTCCAACGATCCACAGCTTGCTACAGAGTCAATTATGTTGATTACAAAACACAAAGCCCAAGTGTTCATATCCGACTCAATCGGCAATAGCGTTGCTGACCTTGTTGTTCAATTACTTGGCAAGAATGAGCGAGGTGTCAAAGTCGTGAAGTTTGATTCCCGCAAGAAGTCCATAGACCCCGGATACTTTAATGACCGTGACAGGGTATACGGAGAAGCATCTCGTCAGATGAAAGCCGGACTCGTCCAGGTTGATGAGGACTACACACTCCAAAGACAGCTCAACGCCACTAAGTACAAGAAAGACAATGGAAAGATGTACGTCATGGCGAAGGAGGAGATAAAGGCCGTCGTGGGAAGTTCCCCCGACCGTGCGGACTCCTGGGTCTTGATGGTCGAGGCATTAAAGTACACCCACAGTGCGAAAGAAGTCAGGCAACATGAAACCTACCGGCAGGTGGTTTTGCATGACGAAGTATTGTCAGGCGAGGAATACGGAAAATGGGGCGATGTCATTGAATGATTCGCGTCCAAGAAATTACCATCGTAGGCCGTAACCTCCCAGACCCATTTTATGACTCCTACCGTGAAGAGGCATTTGCTTGTGCGGATATAATAGATTCAATAGGTAGGACTGAGGGTAAATTCGTAAACGTGACCTTCGACAAGTCCTTCCTTAAGAAACTCGTACACAGCCACCTTGTATTCATAAGGCGAATAGAGATTGCCAACGGACATCAAACCCCAAGATAAAACAGAGAAGCTCTCTAGGCCAGATTCCCACCGCCATCAATTCATCCAGCAACTAGCTGCGAAGGTCAGACAGGACGACGCTGACCGCCAAGTCTGGAAAGATAAACAGGTAGTTGCCTACAATGCCCGCCTGGGACTAAAGCGGAGAACCAACCGGCCCTATCCTGGGGCCGCGGAAGTCCCCATCCCCATCACCGATAAGTTCATCGTGAAGCTCAAATCCATGTTCGTAAGTGTTGCGACATTGATGAAAAAGCAAATCATCGTAACCATTGATGACGGTGAAGCTATTACCCCTGAAACCAAGATGAGTGCCGAGCGTATCGAGCGGGCCTTGAACAACCTAGTCAAGAAGCGCGACTTCGGTTGGGCTAAGAAGGTCACATTATTCGTGGACTACTTCCTTGAGAACGGCCACGCTGTCTTCAAAGTGATCGAGAAATTCCACCACAAGATCATCAACCGCACCATCAATATCCCTGATAACTATTCACCGGAAGAGATTAAGTTTTTGAAGTCTCTTAAGAAAGACGAGCTGAGGCTGGTTTTAGCCCAGAGAGAGGAAATGAACCCCAATGACAAAGAAGACCTTAAATCTATTGACCATGCTATCCAACAGTTTAAAAGCGGTAAAGAAGTTATTGAGTTCACTAAGAAAGAGATTTACTCAGAGCCGTCGGTAATCCCCGAGCGCGGGCTCCGTATCATTGTCCCCTCCAGTGGTACGGAGACCCAGCGGCTCCCCCGCATCTGCCACGATATGTGGATGACCTATCAGGAACTCCGTCAGAAAGCAGATCAGGGTATTTACGCCAAGTCTACCGTGGATGGTTTGAAGGACGAGGGGGGTACCTCAGACGACACCCTCACCAACACCTCCTGGGCAATCAGCGAGGGACTTACGACTCTAGATACTAGGGGTGGGCTATTCAATGTCAGGGAGACTCAATCATGGTATGAGGATGAGGACTCGAACCTCTCTAAGTGGGTCTTCACTTGGATTGAGCAGGCAGGCGAGGCAAGTGACCGTAACGGCGAGCAGGTCAGATCAATCAAAGTCTTGCAGGAACTTCCCCTTCCCTACGATCATGGCATGTGGACATATGTGAAACATGACTACGAACTGAAGAACACCCGTTGGTACTCAAGTCGCGGTGTGCCTGAGAAAATCAGGGGACTCCACCAGACTATTGAGAAGATGTATAACGCAAGGCTAATTCGGGACGAGCTGAACAACGCCCCCATGTGGCGGGTTTCAAAGCAACTCGGCATGGCAGGGGATGAGATCAGGATGAGGCCGGGTCAGGTACTTCAGGCCGAGGCCGGCGAAGTCGAGATGCTAAACAAGGGGATAACCACAGATGTCTCGTCGGAGCGCTTGGAACAGCAAGCAAAGGCGTATGCTGAAGAATACCTCTCCATCACCGACTTCACCAATAGTAATGCCGTCAACCCCGGCAAAGAACGCACCGCCACCGAAATCAACGCCGTCCAGCAAGCCTCCACCCGCCAAGTCAACATGGACATTGCGCTCTTCCTCGATACCTTAAGCGAAGTGGCCAACCATATGTACCTCATTACCAAGCAAGCTGTGAACCGCCCAATGAAGATAGGGGGAGTTCTTCTTAGGCCGGAGGACTTCTTGGTCAAGGTCGTCATAAGCTGGGCGGGCTCGCTCGACGCCACCGACTCCCAGATGCAGATGGGCAAGGCCATGCAAAGGATGGGTATAGTCATGCAGTACGGACAGCCCGTAGGCGTAGTTACCCCCACCAACGTCTACAACATGCTCCAAGATTACATTGATAAAGACCCTGATGTGGACGTGAGTAGTCGATTTATTACCACCCCCGAAGATGTCCAAATGAGCGAAATTCAAGAGCAGCAGAACGAAATCATCCGTAACATGAATGGGTTTGATGTAGCGGTGTCCCCTGACGACAACGACGCCATCCACCTCCAAGTCATCGAGGAGTACATGGCCTCACCCAAAGGTCAACAGCAATTACAGGCCGACCCCAATTTCGCCCAACTCCTAGAGAAGCATGCCAACATCCACATCCAATCGGAGGCAATGAAGAATGGTATCCAAGCCCAAAAAGCGGCAGGTACGCAAGGCTCCCTCGGCGACCCCAGAGCCCGTAGAGTCGCCGCAGTCCAAGCCAACGGACGTTAAACAAAATCAACTTTCGCCCGAAGCCTTGATTGAGCGTAATGGCAACCTTGTTGAATCCATGTTTAACTCTGAAGCATGGAAAGAGATTGTAATGCCTGTGTTGAATGAATCTGTCGCAAGTGTGAGTGGACGCTTCACCAATGGACGCTTTTGGCATGGCTCTCTTACAACCAAGTGGGAAGGTGCGAACTCTCTTTTCTTCGCCGCCTACCAGAAAGCCCTCATGGACTTCCATAACAACCTCCACGACTTCATCGTAGCCCGTGACAAGATGCTGGCGGCCAAGAAACAAGAAAGATTAGATTCCAATGCACCCGTATACGACCCCTTCAT